GGTGACCTTTGCCCGCAAGTCTGCTACGTAGTCGTGCCTCCATTTGTGCTGTGCCTTTGCGATCTTGATACGATCCTTGATGAACTCCCTCAGCTCCTTGCGGCTGCCGACTGTGAACGGTTCGATATCTATGTCGTACTCACCGCTGTCGTCGTAAAAGCTGCGCTCTCTGAACCTCTCGAATGTGCGCGTACAGTCCTCGTCGAACGCGATGGGCAAGCCAGCACTAAGCATCTCGAAGAACCGTGTGGCCGGGCTGTGATACTCCGTGTGTTGCCGCTTGTCTTCTATGTACAGTCCAGCACCGTACGAGCGTAGTCGTTTTAACCAATTGTCGCCCTTGATAGGCTGCAGCAGGCACAGTCTTGGATACAGCATCGGAAAGTCTTTGCTTGGCGATGCTACGTGCATCCAATCGCCTGCCTTGGCAAAGTACGTGTCGAACGCCTCCTTGCGATAGTCCCGGAAGTAGCCGTAGTAGATGGCACACCGATCGAGTGCAGACGGCTCTGTGACTGGCGGTAGATCTAACGGCGTGTAGGCCATTGCATTCCAGTTGACGTACCTGTCGCGCTTGTTCTTCACGTACTCTTCGACCGTGGTCCAGAACTCCATGTCCGGCAAGCCTGCTTCCTTGCGCTCACGAAATGCCGCACGGAATGGGCTCTCGCCTTTTGAGTCTGACTTGGGCGGAACGATTGCGTAGTCATTCTGTATCCAAATGATTCGCTTGGCGATGCGTACGGCTGGAGCTACGCATTCTATGTGCTTGCAGAATGCAAACGGCCCATTCACTATGAACAGCACGTCCAGCTGCTTCAGCTTGCCGACGTTCTTGCCGAACCATTCGTTGTTCCATACGAGCGGAGCATCAGCAAGCTCCGATACGAGCCGTGCGATCTTGTCACTTGGAGTGATGCTCGTATCGCGCGGCTCTATGAAAGTCCAGACTGCCGCTTTCATAGGCCCTCCACCTTGCCGCACTTCTTGCACTTGTACTGCACATCGACGGCCGTACATCGCCATACGTCGCTGATGCAATCCCAATCATGACGGCACCATATACGTTGCCACCACTTTGGCGACAACATGAAAAGCAGAGCAGCGAAGAGCATCGCTGCTAGCACTACGATCAGCATCCACACGCTTGTGTTCAATCCCATGGCAGATTCTCCTGTACAGGGGCTGTGAACTTGGAACGAGTCTTGCCCTCCTTACGCTTGATGCGCATGTACTTGTCGAACTCGCAAAGCGAGTGCTCTATCTCGCGCATTTCAAACGGTGTCTCGCACCTACGCGTGAGTGCGCTCAGCTTGCGTGGCGCCATCTTCCACAGTGCGCGCATCATGCGGTTATAGTCCGGCCTTGGCTTTCCCGACGGCCACTCGTACGAGCCGCACAGCAGCCTATGAATACCGCGCATCGCGCCTGGGCCCGCGTTGGCCCAAGATAGCTTGTCCTTCGCATCAGCGAGCAATCGCGTGTGGCGAAGGTCACACACGATCTCATACGCAATGAAAGGCCCTATGGTCGGGACCTTCTGTAGCAGCTGTGTTGCGAAGCGCATCGACATCTTGCGCTTGATCTTGCGTGCGAACAATCTACGGTTAGGCGGTCGCTGCGGCAAGCCTTTTAGCCGGCGCTCTTCCATGTCCTTGGGGTCGCGACCGTCCCACAACACTTCTAGCGCTTCAGATATCGTCTTAGCCTTGTCCGGCTTACCTGCCGACGGGATGATGTACGCGCCAGTGAAGATCTGCTTGCCTTCTGCCTTGCGAGCGTGAAGTATCTCTATGGCTTTGGCCAGATTCCATTTGCGTGGCGCTAGCCCATAGTCCAGGGCGTCGTAGGTTTCCGGCCAGTTGAACAACCGGAACATGGCGACTCTGAACAGTAGATCTTCATCCTTTTCCACCGCCTTGCTTCCTAGCATGGTGATGTATCTACGGACCCACTCTTGCGTGACCCGGTCATGCTGTCTGAACGGGTTGGTGAACTTGTACTCCTGCAGTATGCGATCCTTGGTCCAAGGAAAAGGCTTGCCAGTCTTGCGCGACTCGTAGATCTTGTGGCGCTCGTTGATCCAATACCAGAACATGCGCAATTGCTGCGCTCTCCATTTGATCTTCATGGTAGGATCACCTTGATCTGAACATCAGAAATGCGATAGCCATCGTCAGGCCCTGATCGTAGTTCAGGATTGGTCACGCTAGGATTGTCCTCGTCGTATCCGTTGTGCCACGACACTTGCTGTAGCTCGATGTGCGCTACCTGCACGCCTCGGCACTCCGGTCGCCGCTGAAAGCCCTCCACTAACGCATGCACTTGTCGCTCCAGCTCGCCCTTGAGCTGGTTGATAGTTTTCAGTTCTTGGTTGCTCATTGTTGCTCCGTACTGCACCTACGGGTAACGATCAGCGCGCCGACTTGAATGCGCGGCGACGCTTGCGCACACTGGCGTTGTGCTGCTTGTACCAGCGGAACAGTGCGCAGCGCTCTGCAGCTGCATTGGCGTTGCAGACGGCCGCACGCTCGGCTTGCTCACGACGATTCAATCTCACGTCTGTGGTAGTCATGCTATCTCCTGATTGGAAAGAGCGCGGCCCCTAAAGCGAGCCGCGCTCAACATCATCAACTGCGGATTGTGCTGCTACTTACGCGGCCTTGATGAAGCCGCGCTTGACGAAGAGCGGGAGCCACTTCTTCACCTTGGCGGTGTTGAGGCCCTCTTCCTTCGCCGTCGCTAGCAGCGCCTTGACCTTGATGCCCTTCTTCGGGATCAGAGCAATCAGGTCGGACTTCGGTCCGCCGCCGGGCCGCTTCTTGAGGAAGCTTACAGTAGTACTGTCGCCGATCTTCACCTTCTCGACGGCCTCGCTCTTGTCGGCCTTGGCGGATTTCTTCGTCTTCACGGAACTCTCCTTCTTTGAACTCTTGGGTTTGCGACGCGAGGGCTTGTCGTCCTCTTCGTCTTCGTCTTCGTCCTCGTCCTCGTCCTCGTCATCCTTGGCGGCGCGCTTGGCTTTGGACGACTTCTTGCCGAAGCGCGACTTGCGAGGCTTCTCCTCCTCCTCGTCTTCGTCTTCCTCCTCGTCTTCCTCTTCGTCTTCGTCCTCCTCTTCGTCCTCCTCTTCGTCCTCGTCCTTACTGCCCTTCTTGCCCTTCTTGGCCTTGCCCTTGCGACGCGAGGGCTTGTCGTCCTCTTCGTCTTCGTCCTCGTCCTCGTCTTCGTCTTCGTCTTCGTCTTCGTCTTCGTCTTCGTCTTCGTCTTCGTCTTCGTCCTCATCACCGTCCTCGTCTTCCTCGTCCTTCTCACGGCCCTTGGCCTGGAGGGCGGCGTTCTTGCGTTCCAGTTCTTCGTTCATTTCATCATCCTCTTCTGAGTTGGACTTACTTCTACGCGACCGGCTTGGAACCGGCCACTCATCCTCCAAAGCCTCGCGGTCACGTATTCTGACTGCACCGGAGTCCTTGGTTCCATTGAGATAGTTGCGCACATCGAATGCCCACACTACCAGCAATACTGCGAAATCGAATGCCTCTATGTACTCGCGTGTAGCAACTGGCCGTCCGAGCCCCGTGCCTATCAGCAGGCTGAGCTGTGCCCAAGATAGCTTCGCTAGGCAGGCTTGCATCTCGAACATGAACTTGGCGTCTGCCTTGCGCTCATTCAAGTACAAGCAATAGGTCGGCGGCTTGCTACCGGCTTCCTTGAAGCTCTTCAGCATGAAGTCAAAGAGCTGCGGTCTGAAAATCTTCATCTTCACACGATCGAGCATGTGCTGCCGCGCTAAGCGCGGATCCTTTGGTGCTCGCGTTTCTTGCCGTCCACCGTTCTTACGCGACTGCTTCTCTTCTTGCTTCGCTCGCTCACGGCGTCGTGCACGCTTCCGTATCGCCTTGAGCTCTTCTCGTGTCGTCGGAACGAACTCTTTGCTTTCCACTTGTGTTTCTCCATTGCTCGTAGCAGCCGCTGCTGCCCCTCGTCTTTCTGTTTCAGCGACGCGTACATGACGTCGTCGACTGTACCCTTGGCCATTATCAAGTACACTAGCACGCGACGCTTCTGACCTTGTCTCCATACTCGCTGATAGAACTGTTCGAAGTCTTCTAGGTTCCAGGTCATGGCAAAGTAGATCACTATGCCGCCCTTGCCTTGCAGGTTCAAGCCGTAGCCTGCCGTAGCAGGATGCGCGAACATCACAGGCTCTGCGCCACGATCCCATCGACGCAAGTAGCGCTTCAACTCTTTCGGTCGCGTGCTGCCGTCTACGAACGGCGCGTCCTTGAATTGCGGCGCGTGCTTGGCAAGATACTTCTGTATGCGCTCTCTGTCGTGGCGGAACTCGTAGGCTACTAGCGCAGGCTCGCCATTCAACTCTTCCAGCAGCTCGACTAGATTGTCCAGCTTGGCGTCGTGCACTGCCTTCCACCTGCGTGTGAAAGGTTTAGTTTCATCGGTGATGTCACCGTAGTCGTCGTAGAATACCGCGCCGTTTGCAATCTGCCTGCACTTGCCGCTTGCCACTGCGGCATTCGCGGCTACGACGGCACCGTCCTTGAACAGCATGACGAACTCCTGCTCCATCCTGTCGTACTGCTCGCGCGCCTTTCTAGGCAGTCGTACCTTGCGCTTTATGAACGTGAGGGGTGGCAGATCTAACTGATCATGTCCGTAGCGCAGAACCAGCGGTTTGATCTTCTTGAATAGTCGCTTCTCGCCGCCTTCCTGCAACTGCCAATCCTTGCCCATGAAGCCTGTCGGCTCGAAGTAGCTCAGCCTGAACTTGGTTATGTACCTGCCTAAGCTCTTACCGAAGTCTAGCACGTAGATTTGTCCAAACAAGTTCAGCAGACTGCGTGGCGCTGGCGATCCTGTCAGAATGTATCGACGCACGAACCGATGCAGCACCTTCTTCAACGATTTGAATCGTATCGTGCCGTGATTGCGTAGCTTGCTCGACTCGTCGACCGCCAGCATGATCTTGCGATCATTGAACCACCAGCGTTGCTTTTTGTGCGTGAGCCACTGCAAGCCTTCGTAGTTCATGGCGAAGATGCTCGCGCCGCGCTTCAACGCAGCTTCACGATCACCGTGCACCACGCTGACCTTCAGCCCTTCTAGCCCTTTCCACTTCTTCACCTCTCGTGGCCACACCTCGTAGCATATAGACTTCTTAGCTAGTACGAGAAGAGTATCGACTACGCCGAGCGCCTTTAGGATCTTGAAGATAAAGAGAATGATCGAAGTCTTTCCCAGACCTGGAGCTAGAAAGAAGCCGGCTGAGGCACGCTTTAGCCCGAAGCGCATTGCGTCCTCTTGATAGGGCTTTGGATTGTAAGGCTTTCGCACAGTGGTTCAACGCCTCTTCACAGGTGAATGCTACCTTGCATTTGAAGCCCATCGCTCGATAGCGCGCGTGCCTGATCTTCTGCACTTCAGTCGGGGCCTTCTTGGCGCGCTTGAACTCAATGAGCACTATGACACGGCCGGGCAACAGCACCAGCCGGTCGTTGCGACCGATGACGCCGTACGGTCCCATCGTTCCGAGCTTGATAGCTTCGCCACCAATCTTATGTATCTTGGTGACGAAGCGCTTCTCGGCTACCTTCTCAAGACGGCTCACGTGACGTGCCTGGGGCATCTAACTCCCAGCGAGCCGTACGATGCCCACCCTATGGGGAGGTGGCTAGCGTGAACGTTCGTTAGCGCCCTCTCTATCAGAGACAAGTCCGCAACGTTCATTGATATGCGAGCCGTCATGCCTCTACCTTTACACTCGCAAATGGAGCATATGAAGATAGGTGAGAACTTGATCTCCAAGCTAACCGTGTCGTAAGTGTTCACAGCTACCTCCCGAACAAGATCTTCTTCCATGCCGTGCAGTTGCCAGCACGATCACTTCGTATGGGGCACCATCGACAGTTGTCCTCTGACGGCGAAGGCAGGTACTTCTTTTGCGGCGTCAGCAGCCTCTCCCCCTCCTTGATCCAACGCTTAGTGTCGCGCTTCAACTCCTTTGGGGTGTACTCGTAAGAACGAACGATGCCCTGGTCGGCATACCAGAATTCGACCTGCACCTCTTCGACTTTCGGATAGAGCGCGAAGCCTATGCACGCACCGAGGCTTGCCTGATCTGCGTGCTTGGGGTACTCACGTCCAGTCTTCAGGTCTTGAATCCACAGTGTATTGTCACGTGCGTCGGGCAGAACCGCTGCGTCCATCTTGAAGACGACCCACGAGTTCCACTTGACAGGCTGCCAGTTGGGGTCTACGCCCCAAAACTGTTCTACGATAGGTTTAGCCTTCTTCAAGCGTTGAAGCTCGTCCTTGAAAGGCAGGAACTCGCGCGGCACTCCATTGATCTTCCCTAGCAGGTAGTTCTCCTGTTTCTTATGAAGCTCATTGCCCCGCAGTATCGATGGGTTTTCATCTTCGTCTTCGGACTTGACGCCTAGAACGAAGCGTCCGTAGTACTGGTACTCGCAAGTCATCTTGGTCGACCAGCCTGTGAAAGACCAGCGCGTCACGCGCTTGGCGCCTGCCTGTCTACCCTTCTTCGCAATGCTGCTCACGGGCATAGCGCCGCTGCCTTGAAGATGCGCATGAGGTGCTCCGCCTGGAATCTCGCGTCGTCAAGCGCGTTGTGCTTCAAGCCTGCGAAGCCTGGCTTGGGCACCTCGTGATAAAGACGCTTAACAGTGCGGTAGTCCCTCTCGTTGAAGAACTTCCATGGAATGGGTAGGGACACCATTTCGTAAGCGACCTCCAGTATGGCCAAGTCGAACGACGTGCCATTGGCCCACGGCTCGATGTCCTCCTTATCGGCGTCGCGCAGCACCCATCCGCGCAAGTTTGACAGCGCGACCTTCAGGTCGACTGTGCCAACGGACAGCGACGCTAGTGCGCCCGCATTCTCCGGTCGCGACCAAAATTCTTCCGTGGTCTTATCGGTGATCAGACCGCAACTCAGGCAGTCCTGCACGTTCACATTAATGCACCACTCGTCGACGATGCGTCCGGCTTCCACGTCGAAGGCGACGGCACCTATTGACATGATGGCCGCACGTTTGGTGACTCCCATCGTTTCCAGATCGATCATTATACGCTTCATTTTCTTTTCCTCAGTGAGAACACGTTCTTGGTGATCTTCGCGCCAGCGTTACGCAGCTCGTCCATGATAGCGTCGAAGGTGTACGGGCTAAACAAGCTCGTTGCATCTTGCAGTAGAGTCACGTCATCAACGGTGATGCGACCGCTAGACGCTAGACGCTTGATCAGCTGCTTGGCAGCTATCTTTGCTAGGTCACGAGCAAACTCGTCGGTGTTCATTTCCATCGCTGTCTCCAAGTACTGCCACGGCATCGATGGCCTGTTGTTGATCGGCGTACGGGCCGTACACAAGATACGTGCGCGTCTTGTCGTAGACCCACCACGCAGCCTCGTCGTCCTCATCACGACATAGGTGGAGAACGGCGCTGTTCTCGCACCCTGCCGCGTGCTCGCCTCCCAGCCAAAGTTCAGCGCGGCACCTATGGCATGGCGCTATCGCAAGGGATAGAAACTCTGGCAACTCTTCGCGCCGGTGCTTTCTCCACATCAACCACACTATGATAGCGTTTGCCACAAGCCACAGTATAGCCCACATCATGCCGCTGCCCTCGCCCAGGAGAAAGTTGAATACTTAGGTTCTGCCAACATGGGCACCCGGAACTTGACGTCGCACATGGCTCTCGCGATGCGAGGGCCGTACTTCTTGCTAGGCGCCATGCAAACCAACTCGTCATGCACTTGTATCGCAATGCGAGCCTCTGGCACCTGCTCGCGCACGTTGATCATCCCCTGCTTAGTGCAGTCGGCAGCGGATGGCTGAATCTTGTAGTTCAGCATCTTGTACTCAAAGCTCATCCATCTACCTTTGTCCTTACTGTAGACCATGTCCTCGCAGAAGTACTGTCGTCCGCCCCATGTGCGTAGCGGCTCATCGTGATTGGCTAGGTCTTCGAGTTCTTCCATGAGATCGGGGATGCCGGGCACTACCTTGAACAACGCCTTCTTTATCTTACGCGCAGTAGCCGTGCCGACTTCCAATCGTGCTGCCAACTTGCCCAGACCCATACCATAGATGATACCGAATACCGTGATCTTAATGTGCTTGCGCTCGTACAGCACACCGGTCTGCTTGTAGATGAGCTGACGAACGAACTCGTGTATGTCCAAGTTCGGATTTTCCAAGTACGCACGCATTAGCACGCCACGTTCGAAGTGCGCCAGAATACGCAGCTCTTGCTGGCTGTAGTCGACGCAGATCATCACCATGCCTTCGTCCGGTACGATATAGTCTCGCAGCCCGCGAAAGTCATAGTGATAGTCTTCGCGAAGCCAGTCTTCAAGGAGCAACAGCGTTTCGCTGTTCTGACTCTCTGCTGGATTGGCAGGCACGTTCTGCAGGTTGGGGTCGCTAGAGCTGAAGCGACCGCTGCGTGCCCCGCCTCCGCCCTCGTCGTAACCGCGCACCTGATTGAAGTTCGGTTGAATGCGCTCTCCGTGCTTCGACTTCTCAAGCCACGGTTCTATGAAGCTCGTCATGTACTTCTGCGACACCGACCTGATGCCGAGCAGCTGTATGAGTTCCTTGTCATTACAGCACTTCTCAAGATGGTCCATCTTGGTCGATATCTGCTTGCCAGATTTAGTCTTGACGATAGTGTCCAACTTACCGGCTCTAACCAACGCATCTGCAAGCTGCTTGCCCGAGTTGATATTGAAGCCCTTCTTATTAGTTTCGGACTTCAGATTCTTCGGATCTACGCGCAGCTTCTTAGCTATGCGTCGTATGACGTCGTGTTCCATCTCACGGAACTTGTCGCGGCACTTGGCCAACCGCTTGCGATCTACGCGCACACCGCCGCGCTCCATGTCCATGGATATTTCCGTGCAGGCCAGCTCGCGCTCGTAGGCCTCCTCCATCTGATGCTTGAGCACGTACTTGCCGAAGCGCTTGTAGATGCCCGACGTTATGCGCAAGTCGTCGGTAGCGTATTCTCCCATCAGATCGCCCGGCGCTTTCCACATGTGGTCGCCCCATGACGTAGGCTTGCGCTTAGCCTCTGGCACGTGCTCTAGCACCCACTCTTTGAGTCTATCCTGCGCTTCGGGTGCTATGTCTAGGTACTTGTGCCCTAGCGGCTTCAGTCCAAGATCACGCTCGTAGGGGTCGTGTAAGAACGATAGGTACAGCGTGTCCTCGACGCGGCGCGGCGTCGGTAGACTCATATGCACACGGCCGACATCCAGGTCGAAGGCGCTGTGATGGAATACCGTTCCCTTGCACCCATACGCTTCGATGAGCCTAGCACGTGCCGTGCCTACATCGCAGTTGTTACGCTCGGGGTGCCCCCATGCATAATACTCACGCTTTCCTCCTGGCATTTTGATTGCCACGCCGACTGGCTGCGGTGGATAGTTCGGTCGAGACTCGATGCCTTTCGTTTCGAAGTCTACTATCGACACGTCTTGTGTGTTGATCATTGAGTCAACCCCACCACAGGCTTGCGATAGATATGCCTATCGCAATTAATGCGAGTCCTATCGCCGCTATGATCAGCGCCTCGTCGTCTTGCTGTCTCATGCCAAATACTCCCTCAGCTCACGCTCCTGTCGCACCTTCGTGTAGCGTCGATGCAAACGCAGTATGACGTCGTTGCGACGCTCAGCGTCGAGCTTGCCAGCTTCTTCCTTCAGCGCTGCCAACAGTTCGTCCTCGTTCATGTGAGGCAGCGCTTCGTTCACATCGCGCCAGCTGGCCAGCACGTTGTCCGGCCGATAGCGCTCTCTAATCTTCGACATGGCAGTCTCCTAACGCAGACTGCGCGGCCATGAGCACCGCGCGTCTGAAATCACACACTAGCCAGCGTTGGCCGCGTAGTACTCGCGATCAAGCAGCTGACAGTTTACCTGCTGAAGCGCGAGCCTGAGCGCTTTTTGCTCTTGGGCTCGTCGTCTTCATCTTCGTCGTCTTCGTCGTCGTCTTCGTCTTCGTCTTCGTCTGATTCTTCATCAGACTTACTCGAAGATCGAGAACGTCGGCCATCCTTGCCAGACTTTGAACCTCCCTTGCGAACTGAGCGTTTTCCGCGTCGCTCATCTTCTTCATCGTCTTCCTCGTCGTCCTCATCGTCTTCATCGTCGTCTTCATCATCTTCGTCATCGTCTTCGTCGTCATCGTCTTCTTCATCGTCGCCATCATCGTCCTCCTCGTCGCGCCGGTATTTGGTCTTCTTCGACTTTGACTTCCTGCGCGACTTGCGGTCGTCATCGTCTTCATCCTCATCATCCTCATCCTTGCCACCGGTGCCCTCGAACGGCTCCATGAGCAGCTTGCGCGCCTCTTCGATGCGTTCCTTCAGCGCCTCGACGACCTCCTGGTCTTTGATCTTCTCCTCCAGCTCGAACGTGGGCACGGGGTACGCTTCGTCCTCGTCGAACGACATAAGAGTCACGACGCTGTACGATGGACGATGGACTTCGTTGTCCAACGTCTTCACGTAGGCGCCCCACGTGTTGTCCTTGCCCTTCTTCTGCACAGAAGTGACTGGCAGATCTATCGTGGCAATCGCCGCCTCTGCCACATCCTCGGCAGATTCGATGTCGTCGACGTGTATGAGAGCCAAGCGGCGTCGCCCCTGGCACGCCTTAGCGCGCCCCTTGCCGCTGCCCCACTCGTTGAACGGACAGCCGTCGCACTCTTCGTTCGGCGGCTTCTTCACATTCTTGTGCGGAGCCATGTCCTCACCGTCTTCGCTCAGCGCGAAGCACGACGGGATGTTCGGCTTGTCCTCTCTGAACTTCCCCTTGTACAAGGTGTTCAGGTATATGAAGTCCAGCACTACGACCTTCATCTCTCGGCCGAGCTTCTCTTCGCCGAGCGTGTACCGTCGCTTGCGTATGCTGATCTTGTTGCCGCCACCGCCGCCTCGCGACTTCTCGCGGGCTGACGATCGTGAAGCCTCCTTGGCTAGATCTTTTTCCCAGCTGCTGCTTTTTGCCATTGCTACTTCGCTCCTCGTTTTGTGATAGTGATACCAAAGCGTTCGAAGGAAGCGATGCCGGGAACGGTTTCGCCTTCATCGTGCCGCGCCTTGATGGCGGCCACGCTTGGCCGATTCTGGAACAGGTCCAGCGCCTTGTGCCGTAGCACGTACTTGTCGAACAGTCGACGATTCTTGATCGAGTAGAACGTGGCACGACGAATTCGTGCCACGCCCTTCTTTCCCTTGGAGCCATCGATGTCCTCTCGCTCGAAACTCTTAAGCAGTCGCGACTCCAACTTAGCGCGACGACTCTTGAGCTTTCTCAAGTCGCTCTCGGCTGCCTTGATCCTATCATCAACCGCCTTCATCAAATCGATCTGTACTCCAAGGGTTTTGGCCACAGCCTACTCCTCCATCAGTTTCAAGGTTTCCTCTTCTGAGAGGTCGTATCTTCGCATGAAGTCGCGCGATGCCCCATAGACCTCTACTCCACGACTGGTGCGAACGCGCTTCAACTCTACGCTGCCGCGCCAGTAGTACGTCTCGCTAACGTAGTAGGCAAGCGCTAGGATGCTAAGGCCGAGCGCCATTCCAACAATAATGGCGCCGGCCCGCAGCAACGCGTTCACTCCCGACGCTTGTCCAGATAGCGCTTGTGCCTGTCGCACAGAAGGTTAGCCGTGCCTTTGCACGTCTTGCACGCGGCCAATTCTTCCGCCCTGATCCGCTCCCAGATCTCTTCGCGGTGCACCGCTACTTCCTTCGGAGCAACGACGCCGAGTCGCACCTGATTGCCCTTCACACCTAACACCGTCACAGTCGTGTCTGTGCCGATCATGATAGTCTCCGAAGTCCGCCGTGTTAGTATAAGCATTTCCATCTACTCCTGTTTGTCGTCACGAACCCGCACGAATCGCGGGTGCCTTAATGAGCCACCTTCAGTCTCTTCTTGAAACGAAGCCTCTATCAACTTGCCGATGATGCTCTTCGGCTTGTCGAAGAATGCCTTGCGTTGAACATCGGTCATGCCCGACACTCGAACCGTGCGGCCTTTGTAGTCGCACAGCAGCGCCCCGCACATGCCGACATACTTACCTCTTCCCTCCTTCAGTCCTGTGACTTCTATCTCCACGGTCTCCTCTTCTTTGATCTTCATCCAAAGCCAGCTGCGCGACGCGACCCACGACGCAGCCATGATCTTGACCATCGTGCCTTCGTACTTCGGCCTGCCAGTTTTGGGGTCTAGGCGCCGATGCTCGTTGTGTGCACGCAGCACTTGCTGATGATCCATCGCTCTGCACGGCTGCGATATGGTGATGCCCTTAACAGGGTCATCGTCAACAGCCCGCTGCAAAGCTTCCACCCGCGACAGCTGTGTTGCCTCGTCGATGCCCCTCTTGAAGAAGCTCAACGGCATCACATGAAACGCATGCAAGCGGCATGTCAAAGCTACCGTGCCCTTCGTGTGGATTGCTCCGCTCACATCTCCGAAGGTCATGCCCACGGCTTCGGTGTCGAACATCAAGCCTTTGCTCAGCGCCGGGTCGATCGACGACAGCCGCTCGCACAGCCGCCGTATGCTCGGATTCAAATGCGTGAACATGCCAAGCTCGCGGCCGTTGCGACTGTAGTACTTGGGCACGCCGTAGCTCTTGACCAGCACGACCACACGCACGCCATCCAGCTTCGGCTCGACGTATGCCTCCTTCCATGATTGCACACGTTTAGGGTCGTAGGTCTTGGCCAACATCACATTGAAGTCGCTCATCGAGCTGTTCTCCGTTCGGCTTCTGGATCGCTCAGACCAGACATAATTAGCGCCTGATATTGCGTGTACCCCTCATCTCGCAAGTTGAGATAGTTGATGACGTGCTGCTTGTCAGCATACGGGTACCGCGCCATCACGCGCGCTATACGCTCTTCAGCCTGCTCACTCACTGTACGTACCTCCTGCATATGCACCCATACGTTGCGACATCCCTGGCAGTTCCAGCCGCTTCCGTCGCATTGCTGCCAGCGACCACGGCCACGCGCCCAAGCGAAGAAGGCGAAGCCTTCTCTCTGTCCTATCACGGCTGCTCCTCCGCCCACTCTTCGAGGCTGTTGGCGACGTGAGTGGGCGTGCCTCCTTTAGCTATCACCTCTCGCACGTCGCGAACGCAAGCCAAGTAGCCGGCCAGCCAAGACGCCTCCGGACCGATCAGCTTGTTCCGAGTGTGACGCTCGTGCGCTCGTGCCCTCTCTTCCAGCTTGCGCTGGTTGATGGACTTCAACTGTTCGATACTCATTGCTTCTTCTCCAAAGCGTCTTCAGCCCGCTTGATCAGCTTGTTCACGTCTGAACGCACGACGTGCAGAATGCAGATGAACTCGCGCGTGCGCTGCGCGGATTGAATACCGAACGATTGTCGGTCGGCTATCCTCTGAGCGGCACGCAGTTTCGCATTGATCTGCGATAGATGGTCTTCATCAAACAGATCGTCCCACACACTACGCATGAGCTTCTCCTATCGCGCGGTATGCTTCCACTGCCTCCCACGCACGCTTGTACTCTTGGATCACAGCTGGTCTGCTGTAGCACTCGCCGAGTCTTAGCACTATCTCACCGCCGGCTTGCCGCTCGCGCAGCGTTGCAGGCAGGCCACGGTTAAGCGCTGCCCCAAAGCCGGCGCTAGGTTCCCACGGTCCGGCCCCCATGGCCATGAAGCCGGCTGTGCGCATGAAGCCTACGCTTACCATGGCGCACAACCGATCGAGCACTATAGGGTCTGCGGCTTGCTTTACGCACCATGCAGACCAAAGGTTTCGAGGCGGTCTACCGTGCCAAGTAAACGGCCCGCTTGTGCTGTCCACTACCCACACTTCGAAGACGCGCCCTGCCCTTGCCAAGCTGTCCACCAGCAAGGTGCACAGCGCTGCACGCCACAGCGCCATCTTGTTGTTGACCATGGCATTGGCCGTAACGTCGAACGCCAGTGTGATGCGCTTAGTGTTGACTGCCTGCCGCTGCGTGCGTACTGGCCGTGCCCAAGCAGTGTCGAGCTGCCCGCTCCATACGCGCTGGATGTCCAGGTCGTCACCAAATTCGCCTCGGACACGCTTGCGCCGTCGTGTCTGTTGCAGGCTAGGGAAGACCGGCAGTTCCAGCTCGATGCCTTCCATCATCTTGAGAAGCTGCTCGCGCAGCTCGGGCCAGCCGTTTTCAATCTTGTGCTGCACCTCTTCGAAAGACTTGGCGCCCCACCAGTCGATGGAAGTGTCTGTAGACCAGGAGCTGGTGCCGCAAGCGACCGTGCGCTTGTACAGGCCGGGACGGTTACGCTTGATCTCGACGAGATCCGGTACAAACTCGTCGAAGCTCTGCCACTCGTACGACACGCCATCCTCAGTCTGCTTGATCTGCACGTTCATGCGTGCCTTGGCCTGCATGTTGTCAGGTCCGTACATGGTCACATTGCTGCACATAGGTTCTTCTCCGCGGCAGTCCAGCCCTTGAAATACGCGGCAGTCCACTCAGGCTTGCTCCAGCTGTATCGCTCAGTCATCTTGGCCAGATCTTTGATGACGCGCGTACTCATGATACGCCGCAGCTTGTTCGAGTAGATTTTGTCTCGAACGCTCCATGCCCACTCGCAAAGTTCGACTGGCGCTATGCTGGCCTCCACATCACGATTGTAATCAAGCGTGATTAGTCCGACCTTGAAACGGTCGAGCGTCGCCGCGTCCAGCTGGTTGCGCCCCACGTACATGGCATCAGCCCCGTTACCGAACGTGTTGGCCGCAGCCACCAGCACAAAGTCCTCGTGCTTCGTCACACGACGCTTCTTGAAGCGTTGATTGACCGTGTAGAAATCGTTAGCGACCGCCTTGTTCATGTACGTGAGCAAGTTGGGATCGGACGCATCGATCTCATCGAGTAGGAACACGCCGCCTTTTTCATAGCGCTCCATCCACTCGCTAGCGTGGTGCTCGAACGCGCCTTGCTTGCCGGTCGGCAGCAGCTGACCTTTGAAGATGGCCTCGCTCATGCCTTCGGAGCACGACTCATCGCCGTACTCCAGATCTATGGCCTCAGCCAGCTTCGCGCACAAGAACGTCTTGCCGCAGCCAGCGGGGCCAACGAGCAGGATAGGTATGCGTGCCGAAGCAAGCTGCACCATCTGCTCAAACTCAGGCGGCAGCACTCCCTTGACCTGCTTGGTCTTCGTGCCGTTCTTGATAGTGATGGGTGCACGCCGCTCTGCCGCGTCGCGTACCTGCTCCTTGGCGAAGGCCTCCAGCTGCTTCTTCATGGCATCGACGCACTTGGTCACAGCGTCGAATGCGCGCTCGCCGATACTGTCGCTGTGCTGACTGATGACGTTAGTCAACGTGGCATACATGCGTTTTTCCATAGCCTCCGGCACCGAGCCGTCTGTGCCCTTTGGCTCTTGCTTGAGCACGATGATCTCGTATCCGGTCTGAGCCCGTACTTCATTGGCGAGGCACTTCTCTTTGAGAACCTGCGCGTAGGCTTCTTTGGTCTTCGTGTCTTCGCACGCAGAGAAGCAGCCCATCCACTCTGCCAGCACACGCTGCTGCCATCGCGGCATGCGCTCGAAGTTGGCGTCTTGCACTCGTGAAACGTTGCGGTTCACACCGCGAGTCCTACTACCGATAGCCATAATGATCTCCTATGGACGTGTTAGATCGGTCGATCGAATCAGATGTGATTGTACAGTTCCAAAGCAGCGCACACGGCTACTATCAAGTAGCAGGCCACCTTGGCAATCAGAACAACCCAAGCAGGGATTGGCGTACTGTCACTCATGGTGCCTTTCCCTTGAAAGGGATCGCATCTTTCACATGCCAGTCATCGCCGTACTCGGCCAGAAGTATTTCGTTCGCTACCTCTAGCGCGTCGGCCTTGTGCCGAACTCTGTGCACCACTATCTCATCAACGATGTGGTTTCCACACCCGACGAAAACCGCGTAGTCTAGTCGCGGCACTACCTTTACCCTGCGACGCATCTTGCTCTCCTGCTGTAGACATCCCAAAGCGTAGGCGCCTGCTTGGCCAGCTTCAGCTCCTCGCTCCAAACTTCTATCGCGATGTCGACAGCCTCTTCAGGCGAGCCGACGCTCGTGTTTCCCTCGACGACGAAGAACCCTTTATCAGACTCGACGCCTCTGATAGTACGGCGTCTAGTCTTGTGCTTGATGATTCTCACTTCTCTGCCCTCCACTTGGCTACAGCCTTGGCCACCTTGCGCCTTGCCTGTTCTACAGCCTTCTTCGACCACGACCGTGCAGCAGGGTGTGGCAGCTTTACTATCTGCGCACCACTGGCCATGCTCGGCTCGAATGTGGCCTGCGCCACGTTGCCACAGACTATCACTATGTCTGTCTGCAGCTTGCTTAGGTTAGCCGACAACCATTCCTTGCTCGGCTTGCCCTTGCTGCGTGCGCTGTGAACCAGCTGCGGGCAAGCATTGGTCACGCGAAAGTCTTGATGACCGATGATGTCGATCAAGCGCCGGCCCGAATGATTGTACGGATTTATATGGAACCAGCGCTGCACCTTGTCAGTCGGCATGCCCCACATGACTTCCAGTACGACCACGATCTTCGGCCTTGCCGCACGCAGCCTTTCAAGCGTTGGCCCATCTACGTGCATCGGCTCGGATAGCTCGCCGTCGAAGTATCCGTACAGCACGTCGCGCACCATCTTGATGACCTTGTTGCTGCAACCGTGCGCCCTCAACAGCACCTCGTCAGCGTCGTTCACTGGCAGCGCCACGTTCTCGAACGCGTCGTTATCGCCGGGCATCGGTTTTAGGTCTTTGCGAAAGAGTGGCTCGAACGTCAGCCGATTCTCTTCGGTGTTCAAGTTCTTACCTAGCAAGCCCTTCACCGTCTTACCCTTGAGCGACATTAAGATGCCTTCGGCAGTCATGAACTTGTTGCGCCACCGTTCCGGTACGACGTACTCTTTGTTGAGTACGCGGAAGTTGCCATTGTCACCATCCGACAAGGCGAATGCCTTGCACAGCATGGGCAGTTCCGTGATCTTCAGAGGCGACTGTGTCGACTTACTCATTTCGATCTCCTTCAGACTACGAACGCCGCCACGAAGGCGAACGCCAGAACACCAAACACGACTATGTCGATCGCCGTTTCGGTCCAGTTAGTATTGAACACTTTCGAATTGCTCATTGCTATCTCCGTTTGCAGAACAGAGAGCACTCACCATGAATGCTCTCTGCGCTACATGCGTCGCGTTCCATGCGACGCTGTATCGCTAATTCAGATGTTCGCTCTTTCGCGATCGGTGCTCACAAGAGCAATGTGCCGATCGCGCAGTTTGCGCGGCATGCATCCGCCATCTGAAAAACCGTATACCACTAACCGCCGCTGTCCGGGCCACACTGCTTCGATGAGACTGGTGCCCCGCGCATTGGTAGTTTGTAATTGCTGGCAGCTTGCGCCCTGCCTAACCGGTTGCGTTAACCGGCCGCGTTACCATGCAGCTGCATAGGCTGCACTTGTGCCCCTGCCTTGTTTAAAGCCGCGCAGTGTGCGGCACAACGGTTGCTAGGCGTTGCTTGTCGGCTTGCACGTTGGCGCGTAGGTGCAGCGGTGCTTTGCTGCGTTTCTCGCTGGCCTGTTACCTGCCAGCACCTAAGCGCTACTTGCGCTGCGGGCCACTAACCCCGCGTGCCTTTGGGCGTCCTGCCCGGTGCCCGGCTGTACCGTGCGGTAGCTACCCGCCCGGCCCGGTCTCCCAACCAGCACATATTATATGTGTGCAACTAGTACCGTTGCAACGGTATTACCGCACATATTTCAGCAACGTTTCGCGTTGCAGAACAAGCACTTACGCGCGCCGGCCCGGTGCTGCTCAAAAAGTGAGCAAGGTTTGCTCAAAAAGTGAGCAGCATGGACTCAGTGCGATTTTTCTCGTCGGTACTTGGCAAACTGCTTTGCCAGCCCGACGTAATGATGCGCCCACTCTTTGTTCCGCGCTCCGCGCCATTTGTCCCTATCAAAAACGGCGTAGAGCGTGACGAGGGGCGAGTCCTCTGTCAGTCGCACGCGACGCTTCTCCAAGCGCTGGTCAGTCAGCATGCTGGCCATGCGCTTGACGGTCACGTTGAATCGGTAGCGCGGGTAAGTGTGCTCAAACGTCTTCAGCAGGTCTTCGGCTCTGAACAGTGTCATGTCGGGCTTGCTGCCGTTGACCATGAAGATGCGGTCCGGGTCTTCGATGATACGCTCCACGTACTCGCCAAGCGGATCGAGTGCCAGCTCGATGATCTGTTTCTTCCACTTGGTCATCATGGCGTCGCCCTTCGGATCGACCTTGCTACAGTCCACGCTGTTGAGCAGGTAGTGCATGATGATCGACGCGCCTCCCGCCTCGCGTATCCACTCGTCGAGCATCCTGTAGGTCTTCGCATCCAAGCGCTCCTCCGGCCCTTCAATCACGAAGAAGCGGCGGTCGTTGCGCTCCAGCGCGAGCGCGTCCGCGTGATTGGACGTGAAGTAGTAGTTGCAGTAGTCGTAGTACTCCACCTCGGGCTGGAACTTCTCGTTGATCGTCACCGTCTCACGGACGATGGTGTCCTTGAGCATGCCCATCGCGTCACGCCGGTCGCGGTAGTCAGGCAGGAAGACCTCGTTGGTCACAACGAACTGCCTCTTCGCAGCATAGCCGTTGAAGCTGGAGGTGAGTCCCTTATTGGTCAGTCTGTAGAAGTTCCGCGCGCCATAGACGAACTCCATCACAGGATCGACGATGAACGTCTTGCCAGTGCCCTGCATCTTCGAGTACACGAACGGCGCCTGGAACATTTTGCTGCCAGGATGCTGAACAGGGTACGCGAGCCACTGCAGAAACCATTCGGCATACTCAGGCTCACGCATGATGTGATACACAAGGTCGAGCCACATCTTCGCGGTGCCCTTCTTCGGCTGCACTGATGGAGGCGTCCAGATGTTCAGCTCGTTGTCGCTACTCAGCTCGGGCTGTCCCGGCTGATACACGACGTCGTGCACGGAGCGTCGCGTCGCCGACTTGGCCCACAGATCCACGATGGGCACGGTGCGCTTGCCGTCGACCATCGCCTCGCCCAGGTTCAGGAAGCTCTCGCGAACGTGGTACAGGTTCTTGTAGTATCGTCCGACCTTGATATCGAAGAAGCGCATCTGGCTCTCGACGTAGCAGACTCGCGTGTTGAGGATCTGCACTTTCTCGCTGGCCATGTACGAGTGCCGTTCCAGCTTCAGGAACGCGTCTACGCCGTGCGCCTTTATATAGTCGTCCAGACCGGTCTTGGGGCCGGCTGTCTCTGCGTCGAGGAATACGAAGCTTATGTCTTCCGGTCCCTGCTCTTGAGTAAGCGTGAAGGCCAGCATGGACAAAGCCTGTCGCACCTCGGCCTTCCACATCACGTCAGCGTCGAAGCAGATCTCGACCTTGCGTCCTTTCCAATTGATGTCCTGCAACTCGGGAATGAGATCCCACAGTCGCTTCGATGATTTGAAGGAGTAGACGCCGCCTAAAGCCAGGCAGGCCAATCCCGCCTTCGCAGCTACGGCAGCTTTTTTCTCGCCCTCCGTGATGAGGATCATCTCGCTCGTGTCCTTGGCGATCTTGTCCCATTTCAGGTACGGAGGAAAGTATGCGTGAGGGGCGGAGTTGGCCGGCTGCGAGTATCTAAACGATCCGGTGCCCGAAGAAAACTTCCCTTTCTTGCCCTCAAGGAAGCGGACTCGCGAATAGGATATTCGCTTGCCTGTGAGATCGAAGTATGGAATGCGATATGAACATCGCCTTTCGCCGACGTAGTCATCCGTGTCGTCGGCAGAAAGAACCTCTAGTCCGAGCTTTTCGAAATCCTTTGACGTGAGTCCGGAGCGCTTTAGGTCTTCAAGCGCCAGCTCGGTCAGCTCCTCACGCACCTCATCACGACGACGCGACGACTTCCGTGTTCCGCCGCTTCGACTCTTCTTGCTTTTCATTCAAAGTCCTCATCAGGTGAGACGACTAGCGATGCCCGTGGTCCAAGTGCAAGCAAGGCCACGATCGCTGGTGCAGAGCGATGACGAGTTGCGGACACTCGCCAGTCGCCTCACTGATGAAGACTTTGATTGGAACACACCCAGGAGTGCTCCGACCAAACCTTCGCGATTCCTACAAACACAAACGCCCCGGACGTAGTGCCGAGGCGTTACCTGCTAACCATGTGCGCTGGCCGCTTGGCCGGCGCGTTGCCCGCCACGCTGTTGCACCTAGCGCTGCGGCCTTGCTTGCGGGGCGCATTATGCCATGGGCGCGGGCCGGTTTGCAACGTTGGTACTTTTTCGGCAGCGGCAGCGAGGTTGATAGGGTTGGCCAGCGCGGGCGCGATATAGCTTAATGCTTAATGCTCTATTGATAGAAGTAGTTTACACCTGATGTGCGTGCGTGATCCGCGCGTTTTACGCGTTCACATATAAAACATAGAAAGTATCTGAGCATGCGAGCATGCGAGCATTTTGTGTCCGCGACCTAGTTTTAACGGGAGGCGGAATGCTCACACCCTGCTCACATCTCGCCTGCCACGGGCCGGCGGGGCGTTTTGCTTGCCACACATATATATAGGGCCTTAAACTGCGCCAGCCTAAACGGTGCGCGCCCGGCTGTGCGCAGAGCAGTGAGATCAAGCGATGTTCGAGATCAACAGAGGAGATCCGCCATGTGAAGCAACCGAACTGGTTGAGGTCTATCTCGTCGCATCAAGAGTGTTGAGTCGTGAAGATGCCGAGTTCATTCTTTCGATCGTTTCGCTACTGGAGGATCCCTCGTGAGTAAGTCAAGCGAGACGGTCGCGCGCGCGAAGCGACGTAAATCACTTCGTGGAGTCAAGAGCCCGAAGGCTTTGGGCAAGATCAAGAGCCCAGTGCGTCGGCCTTCGCTCACTCACGGCAAAGGGCCGGAGGCTCTCGCGATGGTACAGGCCAAGTTCCTGACCACGCTCGCGAAGACGGGGAACGTAGGCGCTTCATGCAGAGCAGCTGGAGTCGCACGATCTCAAGCGTACATATGGCGATGTGAGGGCGAGCGAGAATACACGGAATCTCAACTCGCGCAGGCCGAGGAGTTCAAGAAGCTCTGGGCCGAAGCGCTTGAGGATGCTGTGGATCTCCTGGAGAAGGAGGCTGTGAGGCGAGGGCGCGACGGCTACAACAAGCCGATCGTGTACAAAGGGAAGGTCGTGGGCACGTACAAGGAGTACAGCGATCGCCTCTTGGAGATCTTGCTCAAGGCGCATCGCCGCTCGAAGTTCGGTGATCGCACTGAGCTGACGGGCGCAGATGGAGGGCCGATATCCACCGTGCGCAAGGTGGAGCGCGTGATCGTAGACCCGCAGGAGAAGAAGCAATGAGAACTGTAGGGCCGTACATGGGTGAGCCGATGCCGCTCCGAGAAATAAAGCGCATCGTTCCGTGGTTTCGAGTACGGAGAGTCTCTAGCAATCTTGTCGTGGCCGTCAAGCGCAGATCGCGCAGATCGCGCAGTCAGGCTCATCAGCGCAAAGTGTGCAAGGAGCGCGGCTGGTGAGCTATCAGTTCCGCCAAGGCACGACACTGCAGATCCCGACTGCGCGAGTGTTCCAGCCTCTCCTGGGGCCAGCGCGATACAAAGGCGCTGATGGCGGACGTGGCTCCGGAAAGACTTCGTTCTTCGCTGGCAACCTCATCGAGGAGTGCATCGTAGTTCCTGGTACGCGGGCCGTCTGCATTCGCGAGGTGCAGAAGACTCTCGCGCACTCCAGCATGCTCGTGCTCGCGGATACGATTCACAAGTACAAGCTCGCTGACGAGTTCGATATCCAGAAGTCCCGCATCCTCACTCCAGGAGGCGGAGAGATCATCTTCAACGGGATGCAGAATTACAATGCAGAGAACATCAAGTCTCTTGAAGGCTTCCGTATCGGATGGGTTGAAGAGGCACAGACTCTCAGCCAGCGGTCTCTCGACCTGCTGCGCCCTACGCTGCGACTCGATCCTGTGCCTGGAGTGCACCACGGATCCGAGATGTGGTTCAGTTGGAACGGTAGGGACGAGCGCGATCCCGTTGACGCTTTCTTCAAGGGCGGCGAACGACCGCCAGATTCCGTCATGGTCACGGCGAACTTCAGGGATAACCCGTGGTTTCCCGAAGTCCTAGAAAAGGAGCGTCAATGGGATCAGCGCCGCGATCCTGACAAGTACAATCACATCTGGGAGGGCGGGTACCTCAAGCGCTCGAAGGCGAACGTGTTCTCCAACTGGAGGACCGAAGAGTTCGAGACTCCGAGCGACGCGTTCTTCTATGGCGGAGCGGACTGGGGGTTCAGCATAGATCCGAGCGTCCTCGTACGATGCTTCATACAGGACCGCACGCTATACGTGGATCACGAGGCGTATGCCGTTGGGTGTGACATCGACTTTACTCCATTCCTGTTCGCAGGCATGGAGGATCGAGAGGTCAACACGCTGAACGCCGTCGCGCTGAAGAAGCTGGTGCAGTCGGGGAAGCGTTACTCTGGAGTTCCAGGATGCAGGAACTTCGAGATCAGCGCGGATAGCGCTCGTCCCGAGACGATCAACTACATGAAGCGCCACGGCTTCCCGAAGATCGTCAGCAGTATCAAGGGCGCAGGATCGTTGGAGGAAGGCATCGAGTTCCTGAAGGGCTTCGATATCGTGGTCCACCCTCGCTGCCGCCATGTGATCGATGAGCTGACATTCTACAAGTGGAAGATAGATAAGGACACCGAAGAGGTCACGAATGAGTTGGAAGACAAAAAGAACCACACCATCGACGCGCTGCGCTACGCGATCGAGAAGCTTCGTAGGAAACGCAAGCGCTCCGGCACTTGGTAGGAGATCGACATGAAGAACCGAACGTTTACTGGATGGATGCTTTTCTTGACGTGCTTCACACTGATCGCACTGTGTGTCGCGTACATGAGCACAGCGAGTGCGCAGACCGCGCCTACGGGGTCGCTGACCCTCAGTACTCGCGTCAACGCGAATGGCACGCTGACGCCCACGCTTGCATGGAGTACCGCTCCCGCTGCGACATCCTGCACCGCATCGGGTGACGCTGCTTGGACCGGTACGAAGGCCGCATCTGGAACGCAGACGCTTGCGGACTTTCCGACTACGACGCCGAAGGCATACTCTCTCGTGTGTACGTGGCCATCGAACACCTCGGTGCTTCTGGCGTGGACACCTCCGACGCAGAATACTGATGGCAGCGCTCTAACGAATCTCGCAGGGTATCGTATCTCGTACGGTGTGTCCGCGACTGCGTTGAGTCAAACAGTGCAGGTGGCGAATCCCAGCCTGTCCGCGTACACGATCGACAACCTGACTACGGGAGCGTGGTTCTTCGGGATCAAGGCTTATACAACGCAAGGGTCAGAGTCTGTACTGTCTAACGTTGTAAGCAAAACGATTGCTCCGCCCGTGGAGTGGACGCAGTCGACTGGAGTCAAGGTGCCCAAAGCTCCGGTGCTGGAGTGATTTGAGTTTCTACAACAGAGGAGATGAAGATGAACCTGTTCAAGCGATTCGGTCTTGCGCTGCTTCTGGCTGTCGGTCTTGGGACGACGGCCAATGCAGCGAACCTCACCACTCAGACGGTGAGTTCTGACTTCACACTATCGCTCGCAGCTGCGGCAGGCGGAGGCGACGCGTTCCTGAACGATGGGCGCACGTTCTTCGTGGTCACGAACGGAGGCGGCTCCCCTATCACGGTGACCGTCGGCGTTCAACACACTTCGATCAAGGTGCCGGGACTTGGTAGTGTGACGTTCGCTGCGATTCCTGTGACGGTCAACGCTGGAGTGACCAAGTGGATCGCAGTACCGAAGGGTCCGTACAACGACTCGAACGGTCGGGTGCAGATCACCTACAGCGGTGTCACGAGCGTGACAGTCGGAGCTGTGCGAGTTCCCGAGCTCTAAAAGGAGCGCCTCATGCCGACGAAACCGAAGGGCGCTGGTCTGCTGCGTGTCATGTCAGCAGTCGGCGCGACTACGCGGGCCCTCATCGCGAAGCTGCATGGGCAGCAGTTCGATGGTGCTCGCGATCTGTACGACGTGTGCGGGTATCCTCGTGCGCTGATGCCATCTGACTACGAGGGCGCGTATCTACGCGGCGATATCGCCGCACGCATCTTGGACGCATTTCCGGATGCGACGTGGAGAGAGTCCCCTGTCATCAAGGCTGAGAGCGACAAGACAGGAGAGGGCGCATTCAAGAAGGCCGTGGATGCGCTGGCCGAGGAGACGAAGCTCTGGTACGCACTCAGTCGTTTGGATCGGCTAGCCGGCATGGGGCACTACGGAGTCATGTTGATAGGCATGGCGGGCGCAGAGCCTCTTACTGAGCCTGTGAGGGGCAAGTCCGAGAAGATCATCTACCTGTCTCCGCACAGTGAGCGCAGTGCAGACGTGACTCGTTGGGATGACAACGCAACGAGCCCGCGCTTCGGCAAGCCTGAACTTTACAACCTCACGATCGGCGTGGGGCGCACAGGGCAAGGAGGCGGAGAGCGTCGCGTCACGGTGCATCACTCTCGAGTGATTCATGTGGCTGAGAAGGCGTTGAGTGATGAGGCTATCGGACAGCCTCGTCTGGAGCGCATCTGGAACAGGCTGATGGATCTGGACAAGACTCTCGGTGGATCGGCTGAGGTCTACTGGCAAAACGCCGCCATGATCCGTGCGTGGGTCGCAGATCCTGAGGTCGAGTGGGATCCTAAGGAGCAGGAGGATATGAAGGCTCAGCTCGAAGAGCTCATGCACGGCCTGCGCCGTGACGTTCGCCTGCGCGGTGTTGCGCCCGAAGTGCTTTCGGGCAATCCCACAGATCCTACGGGAGTGTTCGATAAGCTCATCGATATCATCGCAGGCGCGCAGGGAATCCCGAAGCGCATTCTCATAGGCTCGGAGCGCGGCGAACTCAGCTCTGAGCAGGATGAAGTGAACTGGGCCTCGCGTATCCAAGAGCGTCGCAAGCACTATGCGGAGCCTCTGGTGATTCGTCCGTTCATCGACCGATGCATTGAGTACGGTATCTTGAAGATGCCGGAAGGCGGCAAGTACATTGTTGAGTGGGCCAATGCCGACGCGCTCGGTGAGCAGAGCAAGGCGGAAGTCGCAGAGCGGAAGTCTAACGCGCTACGGAACTACGTGAGCACTCCAGGCGCAGAGTTCGTTGTGCCGCAGGAAGAGTTCCGCACGTCGTTCCTCGGCCTCGATCCTGTGAGCCAGTACACTGGCGAAGCGCTCGAAGGCCGCGAGGCTCCGGTCGATGAAAGCAACCCTGAGGTCGCTGATGAGTTTGCACAGAACAGACTAAAGGCGAATGCGAAGCCTCGCACGCTCTATGTGAGGCGCAACGTCCTCAACGCGAAGGACATCTTGCGTTGGGCGTCAGAGCAAGGATTTGCTAGCGTCGTGCCGGGCGATGAGATGCACGTGACTATCGCCTATAGCGAGCAGCCTGTCGATTGGCTCAAGGTGGGCGAGTCGTATAGTCAGGAGCGCGACGGTTCTATGCGTGTCGCACCAGGGGGCGCGCGTCTTGTCGAAGAGCTGGGCTCAGATGACGCTATCGTTCTCATGTTCACCAGCTCCGAGCTTAGCTGGCGCTGGTTCCACATCAAGGAGTGCGGAGCTTCGTGGAAGTATGGCGAGGACTACCAGCCCCACATCACGATCACCTACGAGGGAGATCCGGAGCTGGACCTTACCAGAATCGAGCCGTACAGAGGACCGATAGTCCTCGGACCTGAGATCTTCGAAGAGGTAGTCGACGACTGGTCGTCTGACCTCGAAGAGGTGAGCGCGTGATGCATAGTCACGTGCATACGAACGACGTATTCCGCGTTGATCCGACGCGGACTACTTCGTTGCGCCAGCGATTCGAGAGCGACCTTGCGCGTCGATTCGAGAAGCTGAAGCGCCTCGTTACGCAGGTCGTAGAGAACGACAACGGCTTCGGGCTTGCTACAAATGCCGGCAGGTTCGCGTTTGATAGCGATGCGCAGAAGGCCACAGCGTTCATGCGATGGCTGCGTGAGCAAGCGCGTTCAGGAGTGCTGGAGGTCAAAGAGGGCGAAGCGATCGCCTCTGTGAAGAAGCCTTGGACCAACAAGTACATCACATCGGCGTATCAGAAGGGGGTGGCGAACGCGGCGTCGAAGCTGAAGGGCGCAGGGGCGAGGGTTTCCGACAAGTGGATAGACGCCTCGTTCTTTCGTCCGGTACATGCGGATCGTATCGCGCAGATCTACACGCGAACGTATCGTGATCTTGAAGGCATCACAAAGGAGATGGACAGGCGCATCAGTCAGACGTTGGCGCTTGGACTTGCTGAGGGCAGAAGTCCGAAGGATTTGGCACGCGAGCTGAACCAGACGATAGAATCGATTGGCATCACGCGCGCGCGTACGCTCGCACGCACGGAGGTAATCGCGGCGCACAGCGAGGCCAATCTCACAGCGTTCGAAGAGGCTGGAGTGGAGGGCGTTGAGGTCGAGGCGGAACTTAGCACGGCGACCGATGCGTGTCCGCTTTGCGAGGCGCTTGAAGGCAACGTGTACACGATAGCTGAGGCGCGCGGGCTGATACCAGTTCATCCGAACTGTCGCTGCGCTTGGACACCGAAGATAGTGAATGGCACGGGCATCGAACTGAGGTAATGGCAATGAGCAGTAAGACAGCGGTGTTCGGCGCACTCAAGATACACGCCGACAAGATCCGTCAGGAGACATTCGACGGGCGTCCACACACAGTCTTGCCTGCGATCATCGCGATCGATGGCGTGATGAATGGCGCGAAGGTCACCGCCGAAGAGCTTGGGAAGTACGTCGATAGTTGGAATGGCCGGCCAATTCCGTTGCTCCATCCGCAGAAGGCCGGCGAACCGGTGAGCGCTAATCTACCGGATGTTCTTGAGCGCAGAGTGGGCACCGTATTCAATGCGTCTATGGATGGCGACGCATTGAAGGCTGAGTTCTGGATTGACAACGAGCGCATGGATCGCATAGGGGAGACTAGTATGCTCTCCAACATGGTGGAGGGCAGGGTCGTCATGGAGGTCAGCACAGCATACTTCTGCGACGTCGTCTTGAACGTCGGAGAGTACAAGGGTAAGAAGCATGAGGTCGAGCACAGAAATCTGCGGCCCGACCATGTGGCTCTGCTGCCCGAAGAGATCGGGGCATGCAGCGTAGGTGATGGGTGCGGGGTTCCCCGCGTAAACAAACTGAGGTTCACTATGAACGAGGCACTGAAGACACTGATGAAGGCGCTTGGCCTTCAGACGAACTGCGCGGCGGACAATACTGCCGAGATCGCAGCCAACGTGCTGAAGATTGCCGAGAAGCTGAAGGCGAACGGCAAGCTCACTGGCAAGCAGTTCGAATCGCTGGCCGAAATGGACGAGGAGCAGCGCGGCATGGTCGGCGCCATCCTCGGCGCTATGGGCGAAGCCGACAAGGCTGCGGCCAAGGCGGCGAAGGCCAAGGCGAAGGACAACGCTGCGGATGACGAAGAGGACTACACGGAGGAAGAGCCGGCGAAGAACAAGGCCAAGACCAACGGTCGCGAACCGGTGATGATGTCGACCAAGGATATCAACGCGCTGATCGACAAGCGTGTCACCGAGGGCGTGGAGGCTCGTGAGCGCGCGTCGGTCGTGGAGACGATCAAGGCCAATTCGGCCAACACCTTCGATGACGACGAGCTGCAGGGCATGTCGCTCGCTGCGCTGCAGAAGTACGAGAAGTCGCTGCGTCCGGTGGACTACTCCGGCCAGGGCGGCTTCGCGACCCATCAGGGCACGCAGCTGACGAAGCACAAGCCGCTTCTTCTGAACCACGGCGTTCTCACTGCGCCGAAGAAGGAAGCGGCGAAGGCCAACTGATTCCGATTCGAGTGCAGAGCTGATTCGATTTCGCCAAACACACCTTTAAGGAGGTAACGCAAATGGCGAGCAAAGATACTCCGAAGACCATTCTGCTGGGCGGTTGCCACGGTCTTCAGCGCGAGGGCAAGGCTGGCGGGGCGATCACGCCCGGCATGTTGCTGAACATTCGCGCGCTTGCAGCCGTCGTCGCACACAACGAAGCCGGACAGGAATGTCAGGCGGCGTTTGCGATCGAGAACGATTTCGTCGGCAAGGGCATCAGCGATGCCTACGCGAACGGCGAGCAGGTGCGCTACGGCGTTCTGCCCGACGGTGAGCGAGTGTACGCTCTCGTCGCCGCGTCGCAGAACATCGCTCTCGGCGATCTGCTGACGTCGAACGGTGATGGCATGCTGAAGGAAGCCGGTGCGACCGACTTCGTTATCGGCATCGCACGTTCGGTGCTCGTGACCGGTGTCGGCGTGACGGGCCGCATCATCCTCGAGATCGCCAAGGGTCGCGGCATCGCGTAGCCTGGGTCTTCAGTCCGCAACGTTTCGTTTCACATCGACAGGAGAAGGTTCAAATGCCAAGAGCAATTTCTGCGGCAGTGCGCGCGGCAGCGTCCGGCGCAATGATTCTGCCGTTCGGCGGGAGCGGTATCGACAGCGAGGCCAAGGTGCTCGCGTCGCGACCGTACATCAACGAAGAGGGGCACCCGTGCATCACGGTCAACACCGGGCAGCTCGACGAGAACGGGATGCCTGTCTACCGTGAGCAGCGCATTCACGTCAATGCGACGCTGCGCAAGGATGAGTGGCTGCGCCTCGATGACGTGCTGATCACTGCTGCTCGTGAGCGTCTGGTGATCGTCGAGGATCTGCGCGCGGCCGGACTGACGTACAGCGTCGGCGGTCTGGGCGTGCTGATCAGCGAGTGGGAGAAGAGCTCGGAGATCACGGATGCCGAGGTCACTATGGATGGCGAGTCGGAGACGGATGGCGACCGTCAAGAGTTCGGGCTGAACGGTGTACCGATTCCCGTCATTCAGAAGCGCTTCAAGATCGGTGAGCGCGTGCTGATGGCGAGCCGTACCCGTGGCGCGGCACTCGATGTGACGACTGGCGTGGAGGCGGCGCGTGCCGTGGCTCGTACGTCGGAGAGCATCGTGTTCAACGGCACGACGATGGGCTCGGTGGTCAGCGATGGCAACACCTACCAGATCTACGGCCTGCGCACGTTCCCGGATCGTGCGACGTTCGATCTGGCGGACTGGGCCAATGCGGCGACGACGCCTCAGGCGATTCTGGACGACATCCTCGCCATGATCAAGCTCCTGGAAACTCAGGAGCGCAAGTTTGGGCCGTTCACGCTGTACATTCCTGGCGCGTTCGCACACCGCTTCCGCGAGGACTTCAAGGCGAACGGCGATCGCACGCTGATGCAGCGTGTGCTGGCGATCGAGTCCATCGCTGCGGTTCGTGTGGCGGATGCGCTGCCGGCGGATCAGGTGATCTTGATCGAACTGGATCGCGGTACGATCGATCTGGCGGTTGCATCGGATCTGAGCAACATCCAGTGGGGCTCGCCGTCTGGTTGGACCAACTACTTCCAGACGTTCGCAGCGTGGGCTCCGCGTCTGAAGGCGGACTTCGACGGCCACTGTGGCATTTGCCACGGCACGGTCTGATCTGAGTCGCTGATCACAACGCTTAGGAGAATCCCATGCTGGTGCGAGTGAAAGAGGGCCGACGTCACAACGGCCGAAACGAGAAGGGCGTACACACTGTGTACGAGGCAGGCGCCACTCTCGAAGTGACGAGCACGCAGTTCGAGGCTTTCAAGGACAAGCTCGAACCGGTCAATAAGGAAGAGCCGAAGAAGCTTGTCAAGGAAGAAGACGACAAGAACTTCAAGGGCAAGGGCGAGAAGAAGTAGGAGACGACCATGGCCGTTACCGTCGCAGATGTGCGGTTGATTTACGCGGGCTCGGCGAGCGATGCTCAAATCACCGCTGCCATTACAGATGTAGGATTGTTGGCAGCGGCATGTCTTGCTGCGATCTCGGATGTAGCAGTTCGAGATGCCGTGCAGAAATACTTGGCCGCACATCTGCTGACGATCGTTGACAGCAATGGTGCTGGCGTCGCCCAGTCTTCAAGTCTTGGCGATGCCTCTGACTCCTACTCAGTCGGCGCCCTTGGAAAAGGGTTGCGGGCTAGTGCGTATGGCCAGATGGCCATAGCGTTGGATCCGAACGACTGCGTGAGCAAGATAGGGAATCCGCGTGCTACATTTCAGAGGGTCTGAAGATGGCTTCGTACAAGCGGCACATGCGTGAGCAGATTACGTACTGGCCTCCGGCTGGTAACGACGGCTTCGGTGGCACCGGATACGGTGCGCCGCAGTCTCGACTGTGCCGCTGGCAGGACGACGCGACGTTGTTCAGGGATGCTCAAGGGCGGGAGGTGACGAGTCAGTCTGTTGTGTATGTCGACAGTCCAGTGGTGAACGGTGGAAAACTGTTTCGCGGTATTAGCGTTGCAGGGACTCCACCCGCAGGATCGTTAGAGATACGGCAGGTCGGCGACTCACCGAATCTGGTTCAGTCTTTGTCGCTTACGAAGGTGTATCTGTGAATGCCGGGAAAGTAGAAGGGCTGCAAGTCGTTCTTGGCAATCTGGATCGTCAGATCAGCAGCATAGAAGGACGCACGATGGCTGGTCTGCTGGAAGCGGGCTTGCAGGTTCAACGGGTGGCACAGGAGCGTACGCCCGTTGACACCGGCAATCTGAAGAACAGCGCTTTCACACGGAAGGAAGGAGAGATGTCGGTGCTCGTAGGATTCAACGCTGCATATGCGGTGTTCGTCCACGAAAACTTGGAGGCGAAGCATCCGACAGGTCAGGCGAAGTTTTTGGAATCGGCGCTGCGAGACAATCGCGACGCCATACTGCGCATCATTCAAGAGAGGGCGAAGGTATGACGACGCCTGCTGTAGAGTTGGCTCAGTTTCTAGCGGACAACGGTATCGGGCAGCGTGGAGGTGACACTCAGTGGTCCGTTCATGTTTCTCGTGAGCCTGCGGCGCCAGATGACGTAGTGACGTTGTACGATACTGGAGGCGGCGAGCCTCCGTCTATCAACAGCAATCTACGCGAGTTCGCTTTGCAGGTGCGCGTCCGTAGCACAGACTACGTTGCAGGCATTGCACGTCACCAGTTGATCTTCAACTTGTTTGCGCAGCCGGATGCGGTGACGTTAGGCGTCGCACTCGAACGGAATATCGGTGCTAACAGATACGTCGGCATCTGGGTGACTGGAGAGGTCACGCACATCGGACGTGATGAGAACGATAGGTTTCTGCTAACGGCGAATTACGAGCTTCATCGAAAACCACTGTAGGAGTTGACCATGTATAACGGTCGTGCATTCAAGATCATGAGAGGCACCGTTGCTGCGCCTCTCGGCGTCATCGCTGCTGTGCGCACGAAGAGCGCCACGCGCGCGCGTGAGCCGGTGGACGTGACGAACGATGACAGCAGCGGCAATCGTACGCTGCTGCCGGAGCCGGGCGTGCGTTCGGTCGATGTTCAGGTGGAGGGCGTGGCCGACTTGGCCAACTACAACTGGATGATCACGACGTGGCTCGGGAACCTGCACTCCGCCATCTTCATACAGAACGCCGATGGTTCGACGGAAGAGGCCGCGGACGGGTTCTTCCTGAACAGCCTGGAGCACTCGGGTGAGTCTGCTGGCGACGTCGCGTTCACTGCTCAGTTCATGTCGAGCGGCGCCATCACCTACACACCGGCGCCGTAAGGCCCAGGTTAGCAGCATGACAACAAGACAACTGAAGAAAACACTCGACATTCCGCTGCCAGACGGCGAGACGGCCACGCTGAACGTGGACTTTCGCATAATCGAGATCGTAGAAAGAGTCTACAACCAGAACGCCGACTTAGTGGCGTCTGTAGATCTTTCCACGCCATCTCGCATGCTGCGATCGAAGATCGCTGCTGTCATCGTGGAATGGCTTGCGGTCAAGGAGACAGGCTTCAAGCGGTCGGAGATCAAGGAGTTCGTACTCACGGCATCACCGCCGATGCTGAATGTGTTTTCTGGATGCATTCAGGCGGCGGTGCTCTACTCGTTGAAGTACATCGATGATGATCAGTTTGACAAGCTGAAGCGTGGAGAGGATCTCGAAGCTTCAGTCAAGAAGGAACCCAAATCGGGAAACGACGACGCGCCGACACCTTCGTCGCCGAGTGCTACCGAGTAGCAGTTGGTATTTGGGGGTTTGCGCCGAGCGAATTTTGGGCCATGTCTCCACAAGAGTTCTGGCTCATAGTCGATCAGCGCAGACCACCTGAGATGATCGGCGCGATGCGGGCGGATACGTTCGAAGAGCTTAGAAGCATGCTGCACGAGGACGCTACCAATGCCAAGTCTAGGTGAACTTACAGTCGCTCTTGGCGCACTGACTGGACCGTTCAGGCAAGACCTGAGCGATGCCAGAGGTGAAATCAAGAGCACCGAGTCTTCGATGCGGTCGATGGTGAATACGGCCGGCAAGCTCGGTGTGGCGGCCGGTGTAGCTGGTGCGGCCATCATCTCCGGCCTGGTCAAGTCAGGATTGGACGCCATAGATTCTCAAGCGAAGCTGGCTCGGAACATAGGGGCCACAATCAACGGATTACGTGGACTGCAGCTGGTCGCTGTGGACTACGGCGTGAGTCAGGAGGAGATCAACCGAGGCGTGGAAATCTTTACGCAGCGGCTTGGACAAGCGAAGCGTGAAGGAGGTCCTGCTGCCGAGATGTTGAAGCAGCTCGGATTGAATGCCAGCGACCTGTCGCGCATGGACGTGGACGAGCGCATAGCGACAATTGCCGATCGTGTACACGCGCTAGGACTGTCGACAGAACAGACGGCAGACCTTTTGCGACAGTTTGGCATACGAAGCTCTGAGATGGTGGACATGCTTCGCCAGGGCGGCGATGCGATACGTTCCGCTCGTAAGGACGTCGAAGACTTCGGCCTTTCGGTTAGCGAGGTCGATGCTCGCAAGGTCGAAGAGGCTGGTGATGCGATCGATCGCATCGGTCGAGTCGTAGAGGGCGTACGAAATCAGATAACGATTGCCCTTGCGCCCATACTGACTGAGCTTGCGGAGAGATTCAACAACACCGCGAAGGCCAACAAAGGATGGGGAGACACAGTGCGCAGCGTTGTCGAGTCCGCCATACGAGGCTTCGGCAAGGTGCTGGACGTCATTCACGGACTACGCGTGACGTTGAAAGCGGCAGAGCTGGTGGCCACAGGATTTGGCGCGGCCTTCTACAGCGCGGGACAACTCATTCTAGAGGTGTTTACTCGCGTCGTTGACGGCGTGACTGGTGCCATCAACGTCGGCATCCGTGCAGTCAACAAGCTCGGCGGCAGCATCGATGAGATACCGAGCTGGGCTAACTCTGACTTCATGGAGGGCGTACGCGATTTCGCCAACAAGTCGCGAGACCAAGTCGGCATCGTTCGTGAAGAGCTGCACAATCTGGCCATGGAGGAAATGCCAAGCGCGAAGTTCGAAGGCTTCTTGCAAGCAGTGGCAGCACGGGCTCAGACTGCGGCCGAGAGCCTTGAACGTGCGCAAGCTGCCATGGGCAACCAGGGTGCAGAAGGCTTTGGAGTGGACACTACCGAGGAAGACAAGAAGAAGCAGAAGGAGCTGGAGGCGCTGCGCGAACATCTTCAGGATCGCATCGAAGCTATCGCAGAGAACCTGTCTACAGAGGAAGAGTTGCAGCAGGCGCATTACGAGAAGGATTTGGAGGCGCTTCAGGCCGCCGAGGAGCAGAAGCTCATCACGGCGGAAGACTTCATGATCCTGCGACAGAAGCTCGAAGAGGACAATGTGAACAAGCTCACGGAGATCCGTAAGAAGAACATGTCGGATCTCGAACGCTTCACTTCTCAAAGCTACAGCAAGCAGGCTGCGACGGTGATTGCGTCGCTTGCCAACATGACAGCTGGAGTCGCACAGCACTCGAAGACGATGTTCGAGATCAACAAGGTAGCGGGCATCGCCAATGCCGTTGTGAACACGGCTCAGGGTGTGACACAAGCACTGGCCGCATACCCTCCGCCTATCTCGTTCGTCATGGCTGCGGCCCAAGCTGCTGCAGGATTGGCGCAGATACAGGCTATCAAGTCTGCGCAGTTCGGCGGTGGAGGCGGTGCGCCGTCTATTGCAGGCAGCACACCGGCGACTCCAGTTAGCCCAGTTACGAGCGGTGCGCCCGGAGGCGCTAGCGATCAACAGACTGTTAGGATTCAAGGGCTTGATCCTACCAGCATATTCAGCGGCCGACAGGTCGTGGATCTACTCAACAGCGCCGTTAAAGACGGTGCAAAGCTGGTGCTCGAATGAGTATCGTCATACATCAAGACCTGACTCTAGCCGGCGATGAGCAGGACGTTACGAACTGCAACCCTCGGATTGGCTACGACACCGTAGTTACAGCCGGAACTGTGACCTCAGACCAGGGTGCCGCAACGAGAATCAATCTGGCCAACCCATCTACCTACTTGAAATGGACGGCAGATAACAACGGTACGCAGAGCGTCGGGGCAACGCTAGTAGCCGCACGCACGGTGAATTACTACGGCATCGCAGCCCATAATCTGGGGACTGCAAGCGCCGTCATCACGTTCCAGTCTAGCATCAACGGCGTTGATTGGACTGATGTGACAGATGGCGTGCTATTGCAAAACGACACGGCTATGATCGAAGAGTTCGAAGATCAGTTTGCAGCGTATTATCGCATTCTCATCGAAGGGGCTACGGTAGCGCCGTCTATCGGGGTGCTGTACATCGGTCGTATGCTTCGCATGCAACGGCGCATCTACGTAGGGCATTCCCCGTTTGTGCTACAGCGCAGGACTGTGGTAAGCAGCGGCAAGTCTGAGAACGGCCAGTTCCTCGGGCGCGTGGTTCGCAGCACCACGTACGAGACGAAAGTTCAGATGCAGAACCTAACACCTACTTGGGTTCGTCAGCGTCTTGATCCGTTCTTGGCGTTGGCTGCTGATACTCCATTCTTCTGGTCATGGCGTCCATGCGAGTACCCTACTGAGGTTGGGTTCGCCTGGACAAAGAACGACCCGTCTGTATCCAATCAGCGGCCTAACGGCATGATGGACTTCAACATGGACATACAGGGGATTCGCTAATGGAGATCGTAACGTTCGTAGAGATCGACATCGGAGCGCCTCCAGTGACGTTCCGATTCGGCTATGCTAGCGAAGAAGGCTTGGACTACGAGCACATTCCGAGCCTGAAGAGTGTGGGAGTGCGGCCGGCAGTGCTAGACCCTGGCGAATCCATCGGCGAGCGTGAGACGGTAACAATCAGCTGCATCGACCATCTTCACAGATTTGACACGGACGACTTCTACAAAGGCACGTTCTGGACAAAGTTCCGTGCCCGATACCCGACGATAGAAGGCGCGCCGATGCGCGTATTGCGCGGCATTCGTGGCCAGACGTTGGCGAGCATGGACACGTATTTGTACGTCGCGGAGAAGTTGCAGATATCACGGACGGGTGCGACGCTTACCGCGAAGGATCCTCTGTCGTTGCTGAACTCCAAAGCAGCGCAGGCTCCGCTAGTCACGCAAGGGGAGCTAGCGGCGGATCTATTAGCGGCAGGCATGGCATTCAATCTGACACCGGTCGGCGTAGGCAATCTGCAATATCCGGCCGCAGGCAAAGGGGTGATTGGAGGCAAGGAGCTCATATCGTTCACGCGCGTGGGGGATGCTATCACGATCACGTCGCGCGGCGAAAACATGGCTGCTGAGGATCATGAGGAGGGCGCCAAGTTTCAGTTGGCGCTTGTCTACAATGGGGTGCTGCCATCTGTGATTGTTAACGACTTGCTTATAAACTACACAGAGGTCGATCCGGCGTGGATTACGATTGCAGACTGGCAACAGTCGGTCGATGCCTTCATCAACCGCGTGTACACGTCTACCATCGCAGAGCCGACTGCGGTGAAGACGTTGCTGGATGAACTTTGCGAAACCATCGGCCTGTCGTTCTTTTGGGATCCGTTTGCCAAGCAGATACGCCTACGCCCGCTGCTTTCGTCGGCGACCGCGTTGCTGCTAGATCAGAACGCGCTGCTAGATGAGAGCTTCAAGTCGACAGAGCAACCGGAAAAACGCGTGTCACAGGTTTGGACATACTACGGGCAGCGTGATCCGGTGCGACCGGTAGACGAGCCGGACAACTATCGTCGTGTCGTCATAAAGTTCGCTCCTAATGAGGGAGACTTTGCGCAGCCTGCGATACGCAAGATCTTCTCACGCTGGATTTCATTCGTAGGCAGGTCTGCCGCAGAACGCTTGAACGACTTGATCATAGCACGCTACCAAGTGCCGCCACGCAAGTTCACCTTCGAACTGTTCAGAGACGCTGACTTCGCGCTACCGCCTGTCGGTTCGTTCGTCAATTTGCGCCACTGGTTTCTAGTGGACTCTGCTGGAGAACAGGTCACCGTCAATGCGCAGGCCGTTTCGGTTACGCATGACGACTCTGATATTCAATATGCCGCTGAAGAAGTTCGGTTTGCCGGCGAAGACTTGGAGCCGGAGACCGATAAATACGTGTTCATAGAGAGCGATGTGTTCAACATCAACCTTCGCGAACTGTATAATCAGATCTACAACACGCCGAATCCTGGGGACAATATCTTCTTCGTCGTGACGACAGGCACTCGCGTGGGCGGTCTAGTGCGCCCGAACTACGTCGATCCGACTGTGCCGGCCATGGATGTTGGGGCATGGCCCGAGGCAGTGAACCTAACGTTGATCAACAACGGCAAAGTGCAAGGCATCGGCGGCACGGGTGGCGGAGCAGAGATCTTAGGGTACAGCAACCTAGGAACGAAGGGTGGAACCGCTCTGTACACGCGGAGAGCCATTACAGTTCAGAACAACGGTCCGGGCATATGGGGCGGCGGCGGAGGCGGCTCAGTAGTGCTGTCTACTCCGACACTTGACGCGCGAACCAATACTGGCGGCGGCGGTGCTGGCTTCATAGGTGGTCTGCGCGGACTATCGCCTCCTGATGAGTTTGAGTTCGTTTGGATTGTAGATGGCCGTGACATCCGTGATGGTACCGAAACAAACGGAGCCTTCGGAGACATAAGCGACATCGGTGGCCTTGCTGACGGCTTTGCTGGTAATGGTGGCGCTCCTGGAGAGGTAGGCGGCGGAGTAGGCGGCAGCGCGCCAGTAGCTGGAGGAGCTGCGGGCTTCGCGATAGACGGGGTTTCATTCGTAACATTCGCGCCTGCCGGTACTGTTCTAGGTCCGCAGGTTAATTAAGAGGAGGCCACATGGTTGGCATCGTATGGCAGGCGAACATCGTTGACCTAGAAGGTAACGTCATCCCTGTCGCTAACATCGAGGTTCGAGAACAGATCACAGGGACGCTAGTAGCTCTCTTCGGAGACTACGATCTTACTGCTCCGCTGACAAACCCCACACAGTCCGATGGCTTCGGATTTGTGCGGTTATTCGTTGCGGATAGAGGACTGTATAGAATTACCGCGAGCAAGGGAACGTTTAATCGTCAGTGGACGCACGTGTTCTTTGGCGATCCGTTCATATCCGGTATGCCGGCAGGGATCTCTACGCCTGCCGTTCTTGCTGCTGGAAACAACAACAATTGGAATGCCGGGCTGAGCAGTGTTATTGGGCGCGTACGCACGCGCGGCGATGCTGGCGGTTCGGTGCTGACCGGCATGGATGCGACGGGGGTAGCAGACGGGTATCGTGTCGTGCTCACGAACATCGACGCCAATCCTATCACTGTACTGCACGAGTCGGGGCTGTCGCTTGCGGCCAACAGGTTCAACACGAACGGCGACTTGTTCTGGCCTTCTGGAGTCAGCCATGAGTTCATACGCGACGCGGCGCTTTCTCGCTGGTCTAAGCTAGGTAACTAAGAGGAGTGAACATGAAGAAGCGAACAAAGATAGGGCTGCTCAGCCTGCTGGCGGCAGCATTCAGTACAGTCGTACTAGGGCAATCGTTCACGACCTTCGTCAATGAGAGGGTCACGACGCAACTAGATTTGCAAGGAACGCTGACAGCTAACGGCAGCACCGGTACGACTGGACAAGTGTTGACCAGCAACGGCGCTAGCGACATAGCATGGACAACGCCTGCGACCGGTAGCGTCACGAGCGTGGCGCTGACCGTGCCTTCCGGGCTGAGTGTGACTGGGTCGCCTATCACTACCAGCGGCACTCTGGCGATTTCCACCACGCTGAATGGTGTTCTACGGGGTACTGGAAGCGGATTTGCCACGGCTGCGTCATCGGATGTGATCGGCCTATGGTCCGGCACTTGCAATAGCACAACGTTCTTGCGTGCCGATGGCAGCTGTCAGGCTGTTGTCAGTACTCCTGGAGGTTCTGACACGCAGGTCCAGTTCAATGATGCTGGCGCGTTCGGTGGCGACGCAGGGATGACCTATAACAAGACGACCGACAACTTGACGGTCGGGCTGTTGAACAGCATCGCTCCATCAGATTTCGCACGACTGTCGCAGGCGAACACGTTCACAGCGAAGAACACCTTCACCGGCATCTCTTCAGGAGCTTCGGCTGGCGGGTTCACTGCTAATCTTGAGTCTACGACTCCCGGACTACAGTGGTTAGAAACGGACGGGTCGGCTACCAACCAAATCTGGCAGATGTTTGCTGGCGGTGAGCAGTTCGTTTTCAGGCTCGGAGAGGGAGTATCGCAGTCGATACTTACTGTCGATAGAACTGCGGGCGCAGTTGACACTATCAACTTTGCTAACGGCACGCTTCAGTCTGGTGGCAACCTCGTACCGAATGTAACAAGTGCTCCAACGTGGACAGGTATTCACACGTTTAGCGGCTCCCCTACAGTCTTCAACAGCACGGCGCCATTCTTTCGGTTTAACGAGTCCGATGAAGGCACCAACGAAAAGCGGTGGCTAGTAGGTCCGTTTACTGGAAGCTTTATAATCGGATCGGAGAATGACGGCGGTGGCGGCGGCGCGAACGCGTTGGTCATAGCACGCACCGGCACGACGATGGATAGCATCACTCTATCCGCCACGACGGTAACCGCCGATAGTGCGGATCTATTTCACACCGGGCGTCAATTTTCTGCTGGTGGCGCCTCTAATCAGTCTACAGCGATACAGCTGTGCCACGCTGGCTCTGGGTATGCTGTCGTTGGATCTAATGTTGTGTGCACCACGACTGGAAATCAGTACAACTACGGTATCAACGATGTAGCGTGGCTTTTGGACTTTGAAAACCAGGGATCTGGGAAGTTGACGTTTAGGCGTGCGGCAGCGGGCACCGGAACAATTTCTTTCAGTGATTTAGGGTCTATCGGTCCAGGTGGCTGGACTGTGAACAATGTCAATGCAAGCGGCAACACGCTCACAGTTACTCAAAGCGGTACTGCTAGAATACTCTTGAACGACACTGGAGGGGCTGGCAACTCTTTGGTAGTGTTTAGCGACGCGGGAACCACGCGAGGCATCGTAGGATCGTCGAATGCCGCCGGCCAGTGCATATCGGGCGACGCCGCAGGAGACCTATGCATTCGAGGCGACGCGGGTACGATTCGCTTTTCTACCGATGGCGGCAGCAGCACGGCTGCTACTATCAACTCATCAAAAGTGCTGAACGCGATCGGAGGCTTGCAGGTCAACGGCACCAATGCTTGTCTTTCTGACGGTACTAATTGCTCGGGCGGTGCAGTAACGACTGGCTCGTACACTGGAGCCGTGTCTGGATGCACGACAGATCCAGCGCCTAGCATCAGCTACGCCAAGTTCGGTCCTATCGTAGTCATAACGATTCCGGCGTTCTCGTGCACTAGCAACTCGACAGCATTCAGTGTTTCTGGTGCTCCGTCTACCATACGCCCTGCCTCTGCTTCGGGCGGGACAATGATGATGCCGTTCGCTACTAACAACGGTACTAACAGTGTTGGCACCTCGACTGCAGCGATGAGTTCTGCTGGAGTCCTAAGCTTCGGAATCGGCGCTCCTTCGGGCCAGCTATCGGCATGGGTGTCTTCTGGAACGAAGGGCGTATTCCTTAGCACCATGACATACTCGACACTGTAGGAGAATGACTGTGTCCAAGTTTAGTCAAGCGTCGAAGGATCGCCTCGCTACGTGTGATGCACGGTTGCAATCGATCTGCAACGAGGCCATCGAGATCGTGGATTTCGTGGTGCTGCAAGGACACCGTGGGCAGCAGGAACAGGATGAAGCCTTTCGAACCGGCAAGAGCCAGAAGCAGTGGCCGCATGGCAATCACAACGCCGTGCCATCGAAGGCTATCGATCTTGCGCCCTACTTGCCGCAGGTGAAGATAGACTGGAATGATCTCATCGCGCTCGGCCGTTTGATGGGGGTCATTCAGGCAGTCGCGCATCGACATGGCGTCAAGCTTCGGTTCGGTTTGGATTGGGACGGAGACTTCAGGAGCGTCGACAAGGATCCTGACGAAGGCTTCATGGATGCGCCGCATATAGAGTTGTTAGAATAGCAGCGGGAGTTGAAGGTGTTAAACGACGTAGAGAAAGCGGCTGGCCTTGTTGGTAAGATTGGCAAGCGCCTAAAGCCGCCAAAGTCCAAAGACCCTACAGTCAACGCGTGGAGGTGGTTCATCGTGATGACGGTAACGGCGAATAGTGTGGCGCTGACAGTCCACATTCTTTTGGCGTGCGGCATGACTCCGTTCTTTGCGGGGTTCGCCTACGCTTCGGAGCAGCATGAATCTCAAGCGCAGCTGAAGACGGCCCGCTTGGAGCAGCTCGACTGGCGATTGTTCGACCTGCGTGTGAAGCAGTGCGAAGCCATCAGCAAAGGTGAAAGCCCGCGCGTCTTTACATGGCAGCTCGATCAACTGACGCGCGTGTATTTGGAACTATCTGGAAGGCTGCCACAGCTGCCGAGCTGTGAACAGATTGGTTGATTGGCAACGAGAGGAGATGAGTATGAAACCGTGGTATCAATCGCTCACCATGAAGGCGCTGATTGTAAGCGCTCTTACGCACCTGCTTGTGGTGTTAGGTGTAGCAGACGACATCGCCAGCAAGTCCGTGACGGACTTCGTTGAAGGCGCGCTACCGTTCGTAGGCTTGATATCGGATGCGATAGCCGCCTACGGTCGAGCGCGGGCGAAGGCGCCACTGGCAGCGTCTAAGACCGATGCAGCAAGATCGCTAGTCGTTCTGGCCATGCTGGCGCCAGTGCTCGCGGTGCTGATGACAGGCTGCACAGGTACGCAGGCTGCGTATAAGGAGGCGCAGGGCGTTGACGAGCAAGCCTACGTGGCAGTGGAACACTACGCTTCACTGCTGCGCGAGGCCAACGAGTTGAAGGGTAAGGCCACCACTCCAGGCCAAGCGATAGTGGCGATGCAGACAGCAGCCGCAAAGGCGCAGCCGGTGGTCATGCGCGTGAAGGATCTTCGCGATGCATATGCCAAGGTGCGTAATGCGGAGAACGAGGCGCAGCTGCAGGAGGCGGTCGATGAAGCGATCTTGCTCATCGCCGACCTTGTGCGTTCGGTCAATCAAGCGAGAGGTGAAGTGCAATGAACAGTGTTACGCTTGCAATCATAGGGCTGCGTGCAGCGGCTCTGTCGCTTGCCATCGCTGGCGACACGAAGTCATCGGACAGGCTATACCTGCTAGCCGATCTGGTGGAGTCCGGTCGTGCGACCGACGCGCATATGCAGCTGGTCGCAGACAAGCTCAAGTCACGCGAGCTTACAGAGGCGGACTGGGACGATGTGATGGTGCGCATCGAAGAGGACTTCGCCAAGCTCCAAGGGTGATGATCGAACGATCACGTTCGTTCTTGTCGAGTTTCTTCCGGACGTGATCCCTCTGAGCGGAGGTCTTCGGGCCTCCGCTCCTTTTGATTTCGCACTGTTAGCAGCGCTTGTGCGGTTGGTACCAAGGTACCAAGGTACCAAGGCCGGGCGGGCTATTTAACATAACGTGGCACCGCGCCAGCCCGTATATGGGGCTGCTGGCGCAGCGCCGGCCGGGGCTGCTGGTAGTGGGCGGGTTAGCGCGGCAGCTGCCGGGCCGGGGGCACGCTTTAGGCAGGCCAGGGCGCGCAGGCCAGGGCAGGGCTGGTAGCTGGCGGGCGGCAAGGCAAGGGTAGGGCACCCCTACCAGGGCGGCAGGGGTGCGGTGCGCCGGGCGTGGCGCTAGGGCAGGCAGGGCAGGGCAGCAGGGCTTAGGCGCTTGGGCACCACTGATCTAGGTCTCGGTCGATATCGGTAAGCGGAGGACATCCACCGTTCGGATGAACAGGACAATCATCAGCACCATGGGTGCAGCTCTTTCGTCTGATCACGCCATCACGAAGCGAGTCAGCATCGAGATCCTTCTTAAATATCGGGCCGTGCTCATCGTGACCGAGAGCGCTCGGTTGTCGCTTGGCATTCTCTTCAGCAGGCAGCACTGGAGTCGGTGCGCCGCGTTCGGCCGACTGCCTATGCGTCATGCCGTCGTCTTCTACGAGCTTGAACGGATAGGACCCAGTCAAGTCCTTGATAGGATCGTCCCCCTTCGCTTGCGCACGGTAGGCTGCGGCCTGCTCTTCCTGCTGCTCGATGCCTTCCAGTTCCAGAATCGCGCGCTCAAGTATCACGCGTGTCAGCAAGCCGTCGGAGCGCGCGTCTTCAATCTCGACATACTTCTGCAGGTAGTGCTGCGCCTTCTTCAAATCTTCGACGCCGTTCTTATCGCGCCATCGCATCACATACTTCGTGATGTTGCCTTGGAAGTAGTCGAGATTGAACATCGCCACAACATCCCAATGCTGTAGCACCCCCATCTTCTTGTAGTGATTGCCGCCGACCTGTCGCTCGTTGGCGACTAGAGACATCTCATGCTGCTTCTGTTTCATGTGCTCTCCTACTTCTGACGTCGACGTTCCAACCAACGGATGCAGGCTGTCGACCAATCCTCTGCCTCGCAGCGCTCTTGCAGATGGGCTTGTGCAGCGTCGATCTTAGTGTTCTTGTCGACTACCTCATCGTCGTTCTTATACAGTCGCCACGCCGTCATCATAGGCACCGCCACGCTGTGGAAGAACGGCATGATGCGCCCGCCATAGGTGCCTAACCTGTCGTTGAGGAAGTAGTGGTTCTGTGCCAGCCACTCTCCCCATCGTGGGGCGCTTTCATCAGTCGGCATGAGTGGAACAAGATTGAATCTGGACCGTCCGAACTGATCTGCATACGGATCACCATGGCCAACGTCTTCCGCATAAGAAGCGCTGCACTTGAGCCAAGTGTTCTGGCTGGTGTAGACGTGGAAGCTATCGCTGACCTGACGATAGCATCCGACTTCGACACCCACGGCGCACGCTACGAACTCTTGTAACATGCTGAACTGAACAGCGTTGGCGCCGTAGGCTCCCCACATGGCGTCGTTGCTGCGATTCATGACGGTCATGTCCAACACGCCGTCGCGCAACTTGAACGCGACCAAGTCGTTGCAGGGGATATCCTTGCTCTCACGGTTCAAATCCTTGACTGGATCCCACAGGCACAGCACAGCACGACGCGTATCCGGATCTCGCCGTAGTAGCTCTACGATCTCAACGACCTGATCTACCGTCTCCATGCCCACGATGGCGCGCTCCTCGGGGTGGAAGGAGTAGTTGATTTCCGTACCGAATATCGCGGTCTTGAAGTGTCGTCGCAGTCTGTAGCCGTACGGCGCATTGAACGTCTTGCCATCGTCGCTGAACGTGCTGATGTTCGAGTTGAACTGGTTCAGAAACGCCACGTCGTCTCGCCCGTCCATGATCCACAACGCCTCCATGAAGTGGAAGAACGGATTGGCGTCGCGCACCGGATTGAACAGCACGCGCTCTTTTGGACAAGCGTACTCTGTAACGAACACTCCCCGGTACTCCAGCGTTTCCATGCCGCGCGGAGAGATGGTGCGCCATAGCTGCGGTATCTGCGCGAGGCCCATCAGATGGTTGAACGCCTCGTTCACATTACGAACCGAAGCGATATGCACGTTGCCTATACGCTGACTGCGCGTGGCACCAGAGCCGTGCCCGTGTATGAAGTTGGTCATATGGAAATTCCTCAGTAGTCGAATCGGTTAGCGATGCGGGCTATGTGCTTCGCCAACGGTCTGTCTTCCTTCTCCATCATGGCGTAGGTAATGACGTTGGCCTTGTAGATTCCGCTGCTCTTGTTGGTAGGTGGCAGCTCGGGCATCGGCAGCTTTCGATCCTGCCCAAGCATGGACATGAGTGTCGGCCACTTCTTCGGCACGTCCTCTAGACGAATGGTCATGTCGCAGTTGCCTAGCACTCGCGACCAGATTCCATACGCCATGTGCATGGTCTTGCAAAGTCGCGAGACTGTCGTATCGGTGTAGATCTCCTTCATGTATGCTCGATTGTCTACGGCGTACCAGTGATCGGTCATCGACATGACGCGACTCATTGAGCCGATGACTTTCAAGGGGTCGCGAATTAGGTGCACGACGTAGTCGAATCTGAAATCACTTCGCCGCTCGCCCACGTGAATCACACGGCCCACAGGCCGGTGGCTCACGTGGTACGGATGCCAGTTGCTGTCTGCGAAGAAGTACCAGCTGACCGTACCGTGCTGGCCGCAGTGCTCGTGCGGGCAATCGATGTCGGCCTTCTCAAATGTCTTCGCCAGCCAAGTTGTTCCACTGCGCCCGTTCCCAGTGACGAGCAGTGGAAGTCTGAATCTGTGAGCATCCAGCTTGCTCACACCGTATAGCGGGGTTCGAGAGCGCTCGCTGATGCGCCCGTAGCTTACCAACTTACGGCCCGCTCCGTAAGGGCTGCTGTTTGTTATGTCGCTCATGTAGGGTTACAGTACCTTCTTCATTAGCTTGGTGACCTTTGCCCGCAAGTCTGCTACGTAGTCGTGCCTCCATTTGTGCTGTGCCTTTGCGATCTTGATACGATCCTTGATGAACTCCCTCAGCTCCTTG